TAAAGGCTTAGAAAGCCTACATCTGACCTCATCATGGCTAGGAAATGACATATATGAGCAAAGATTGATAGAAGAATTAGAAATTATTAAAGATAAAAGTTTTGCCTCATATTTTCTAGTAGTAGCAGACATGATTAATTGGGCTAAAGAAAATAATATTATGGTTGGTCCTGGTCGTGGCTCTGCTGCTGGTTCATTAGTATGCTATGCCCTAGGAATTACAGATGTAGACCCAATTGAATATGACCTATTATTTTTCCGATTTATTAATCCTGAGCGTAATGACTTCCCAGATATTGATACAGATTTTGAAGATCGCCGTCGTAAAGAAGTTAAAGATTATCTTAAAAAGAAATTTAAACACGTAGCATCTATTTCAACATATACATATTTTAAAGATAAAGGTGTTATTAGAGATGCTGCTCGTGTATTTATGGTTCCACTACAAGATGTAAATCGTGCCATGAAGTCAATTGATACATTTGAAGATTTTATGGAATCTCCTAACACAAAAGAATTTAGAACTAAATATCCAGAAGTAGTATGGCTTGCAGAAAGATTACGTGGAAAAATTAGAAGCGTTGGAGTTCATGCTGCTGGTGTCGTTGTAGCTAAAGATGATTTAAGAAATTTTGCACCAATTGAATCTAGAGAAGATGCACAGGATAAAGTTTCTGGACGTATTCCAGTGGTTGCTTATGATATGGATACTGTTGCAGACATTGGATTAATTAAGTTAGATGCTCTTGGATTGAAGACCCTTTCGGTTATTTCAGATACATTAAATGCTATAAAAGAAAGACATAACAAGGACATAAAATTATCCAGTCTGACTCTAGATGACCCAGAGGTTTACAAAATATTAAGCGAAGGATACACCAAAGGAGTATTTCAAGCTGAAGCTACTCCATATACTAATTTATTAATTAAAATGGGTGTAGATAAATTTGAAGATCTAGCAGCGTCAAATGCTTTAGTTCGTCCAGGTGCTATGAATACAGTAGGTGCTTCATATATTAACAGAAAACATGGACAAGAAAACGTTGAATATGTTCATGAAATTATGAAGCCTTTTACTGAAAATACATATGGTGTTATTATATACCAAGAGCAAGTTATGCAAGCCTGCGTATACCTGGGCGGAATGTCTTGGTCAGAAGCAGATAAAGTACGTAAAATTATTGGAAAGAAAAAAGATGCAAAAGAATTCGACCAGTTCAAGGATCAATTTATTAATGGGGCTTCAAAACACATTTCTAAAAAGAAAGCCGAATCGTTATGGCATGATTTCGAAGCTCACGCAGGTTATTCTTTTAATCGTTCTCACGCTGTTGCTTATTCCATGCTTAGTTATTATACGGCTTGGCTTAAAAAGTATTACCCTCTTGAGTTCATGTTTTCAGTTCTTAAAAATGAAAATGACAAAGACGCCAGAACAGAATATTTAATTGAGGCAAAAAGATTAAACTTAAAAGTATTACTGCCTCATATCAATGAATCAGATTTATATTTTTCATTAAAAGATAATGCAATTCAATTTGGTTTAGCAGAAATCAAATTTATATCAGATAGTATTGCAAATAAAATTATAGAAAGAAGACCGTATGCCAATTATTCCAACTTCGTACAAAAAGCCTCTGAGAAAGGTAGCGGGATTAACAGTAGGGCTGTATCTGCTCTTAATGCTATTGGTGGTGCTGCTTTTGACGACAATCCAAGAAGCGGTAAAGAAAAAGAAAACTACTACGAATACTTAGGAATACCAACATTTAATTTAGAATCTATTCCTCCAAGAATTAAAGCTCAGGCAAGACCAATTCAAGATTTTGATGACTTAGGATCTTTTCCTATGTTTGGAATGGTTAAGAGTATTAAACGTGGTACTGGTTGGGCAAGAGTTGAATTAGTAGATGAAACTGGATCTATTGGATTATTTCATCACGAACAAACACAAATTGAAACTGGCCAGATGTATTTTATTTTAGTTGGAGATAACCGTATAGCAAGATATATTAAAATAAATGATGTTGATCCAAATGGTTCTGATTTATTTGTAGATTACTTATATAGAAAAGAATATGATATGCAAGAAGATGAGGTTATGGTTATTAATTTTAGTCCTTATAAAACTAAGGCTGGAAAAACTATGGCACACATTGTAATGACAGATAAAAATAAAAAGTTAACAAGAGCAATTGCGTTTCCAGCCATGTATCCAAAAGTTTTGGCTAAAATGCGTGAAGGCATGATCAGCAGACCAGTCCTATCTAAATTAGATGATGGAACATTAATGATAAAGGAAATAAAATGAATAAAACTCCAAATGAAGTATTTGAAGCAATGAATGCTACAAAAATTTTATTAGCTATTTTAGAAACACAAAACATAGTTAAAATTCCAATTGATGTATTTTTAAATGCAGGTAATGAACAAAAAAATTTAAATGTTGAGTATAATGAAGAAGGAAAAGAATTTATATTTCAATTAAAGGAGAATATTGAACAATCAACTGATAATCAGGATGCTCCTACAGAATAATATCGAGGAGCCAGCCCCCCCTGTTTTAAATAAGAGATCAAATGATTTCTCCTATGAAAAAACAAAATTTTACTTTAATGATATAATAAGAGAAAAGAAAGAAAAAAATGACAATTTTAATAGATGAAGTATTATCAAAATTAGATCCAAAAACAAGGGCAAGAGTTCAATCAGCACAAGATGTTAAAGTAGAAAAACAACTTACTCCAAGCATAGGTTTAAATATGGCATTAAAGGGTGGGCTTGGTTTTGGAAGACAAGTTTTAGTATGGGGAAATAAATCTGCTGGAAAATCTTCTTTCTGTTTACAAATGATAGCCTTAGCACAAAAAGAAGGAAAGTCTTGTGCATGGATAGATGCAGAAGCTTCTTATGATCAGACATGGGCTGAAACTTTAGGGGTAGATTCTTCTAAGTTAATTTATTCTTCTGCTAAAACAGTTAACGATATGGTTGACGTTGCTACAAAACTTATGGATGCTGGCGTAGATTTAATTGTTGTAGATTCGATATCAGCACTTCTTCCAGCAATTTATTTTGAAAAAGATGGCAATGAAATGAAAGATTTACAGGATACCAAACAGATAGGCGCTGAAGCAAAGGATATGACCCACGCAGTCAAAATGTTAAACTATGCAAACAAAAACACATTACTTGTTCTCATTTCCCAACAAAGAAACCAATTTGGCTCTATGCATGCCTCACACATACCAACGGGAGGAATGGCAGTTAAATTCTTCTCATCCACTGTCATTAAGCTTTGGTCTTCTGAAGCTGAAGCTAATGCTATTAAAGCTGGTATTAAAGTGGGCGACAAAATCATTGAGCAACGAGTCGGAAGGCCAGTTAATTGGATTATTGATTACAACAAACTTGGACCACCAAACTTATCTGGTCAATATGACTTCTATTACCAAGGAGAAGTAATTGGTGTAGATAGGGTTGGAGAAACTCTTGATGTTGCAGAAATGTGTGGCATTGTTGAAAAAGGTGGAGCCTGGTATACGGTTAATGGAGAGCGATTTCAAGGAAGAGCAAAAGCTGTACAATATTTAAGAGATAACCTAGATGTAACTAATAAGTTAATTGAGGAAATAAATGCCAAATCTTAATGAATTTTTTCATAAACCAGAAAAATTACATAATGCAGAATTACAAAAAATATCTGGGGTAAAGCCATGTTCAAAATGTAATGAAGATGCAGCAGAAGCATTTTGGGATCCATTAACATTTATAATGTCTTGGACTTGTCCACAAGGTCATGCAAATCAAATAAAGGTTAACGCATAATGTCAGAAAGGTCGGAAGCGAAAAGAGATGGGGCGAAGCAACACAAAAATAGCGGACGTGGTGATTATCAAAAGGGTGACGCACAGTGGAGAAATTTTGTGGTGGATTATAAAGAGTACGAAAAGTCAATCTCTATTTCGCAAAGTATTTGGGCTAAGATCTGTACAGATACTTTTAAAGTTAGTAGGGATAAATATCCAGTACTCAAACTCATCCTTGGCTCATCTAGTAGCAAAATCAGGTTAGCAGTAATCGAATGGTCTTTATTAGAACAACTAGTAGAAAGATGGGAGGCAGATAATGTCTAGCGGAAGATATAAAAGACATGATGGATTTAATCCAATGCAAATTAAAGATGGCAGAATAGTCAGACTTAGAAAAGATGGAACTATAAAAGCTGACATGGGACCATTTCCTAAAGAAAAAAGGATTAAAAAATGACATTGGAATCAAAAAATACTTTAGAGCTTATTAGTGATATAACAGAATTTAATGATTTACATGAGTTTATGAAAGATGAGCATTTAGATAAATGCTTAGCAATTGTAGTAAAGTTATTAATGAACCCAGATGTCCCATCTGCTAAAGCTCCACATTTAATTATGGAATTACAAGCTATGTCAACTAAATTTGCAGTACTAGCATCTGTGTATTCTACTATTATGAAAGACAAAGCTGGTACAGAAAACAACAATAAAAAGAATGTTTATTATTCAGTAAAGGAGTCTATAGATAAACTTGTAGATGCTCTCAAGTATGTCGTTAGATACAATGGGTAGAGAAATAGTAAGTAATTTAAAATTTAAAAAAGTAACTGGAGAATTTGATCCTAGTGATTTTGCAAAAATGCTTGATGATGCTTATTTAGCAACAAAACGTGGCGATCAAATTATGACAAAAACATCATTTAGTCCAAGTACTATTGGATACGGTCATGGTAAATGTCCTAGATATTGGTATCTGGCATTTAGTGGTGTTGGATTTATTGATGAAAACGATTCAGTTGCAGTAGCAAATATGGCACAGGGAACTCAAGCTCACGAAAGATTACAAAAACTTATTGAGTCTACTGGTGTTTTAAAAAAAGTAGAAAAAGAAATTATTAATGAATATCCGCCAATACGAGGATTTATAGACCTTGTTTTGGATTGGAAAGGTACTGAAGTTATTGGAGAAATTAAAACTGCTAAGCAAGAAGTTTGGGATACAAGACAGGCAGAAATGAAACCAGCTGTTAATCATTTATTACAACTCCTTACCTACATGAAACTTACAGATGCTAAAGAAGGATTCTTTTTATATGAAAATAAAAATACACAAGAAGTTCTTTTAATACCAGTTCAAATGAATGATAGAAATAAAAAAATAATTGAAGATACTTTTACATGGCTATGTGAAGTATGGGATAACTTTAAAGATGGAGGTATTCCAATGAGGCCATTTACAAAATCGACATCAACCTGTAAGTATTGTCCAATTAAAAAAGATTGCTGGTCTATGGAAACTGGAACAGTTCAAATAGAGCCATATGAGGTTCCAACAATATGATTTGTTTAAATATAGAATGTAAAAAAGAATTTACTCCAAAGACTCATAATCAAAAATATTGTACAGATGAATGCTGCAGAATAGCAACTAATCGTAGAATCATGGAAAAATATTACGAAAAAAAAGCTATAAAAAATGGAGCGGTAAGACATTGTAAAAATTGTAAAACAAAGTTAAGCAGGTATAATCAGTCTAATATTTGTTCAATATGTGAAAAAAATATTACATATGAAAGTAAAACAATGATATGGAGAATATTAGGTGACCTTAGCTAATCTTGTTAAAACCAAAGCAAATAAAGTTTTGGGAATCGATGCCTCCACAAACTCAGTTGCATTTTGTTTAATGGAAAAAAATATTCCTTTAAAATGGGGAAAAATAGAATTTACTGGTGCAGATATATATGAAAAAATATATGACGCTAAAGTTAAAATGAATGCAATGTTAAATGAATTAAAATCAGATTATATTGTAGTTGAAGGCGCAGTACTTGTCAGATCTCCAGATGCTGTGATAAAATTATCTTATGTCTATGGAGTTGTTATTGCTGAGCTTATGTCTACTGGCGCTAAAGTTATTACAATTAGCCCATCCGCATGGCAGGCGCATATTGGCAACAAAAATCCAACGAAAGATGAAAAGTCTGCAATAAGATTAAAGAATCCAGGATATGCAGACTCTTGGTACAAAAATCAATTACGCAATATGCGTAAACAAAGAACTGTAGATTATTTTAACAATAAATATAATTTATTGCTAAATGATTTTGATGTAGCAGATGCATTTGGAATTGCACATTATTCAAATGAAGTATTAACTAAAAGATGAAATTGTATCAAAGTAAAGATTGGTTATATCGTAGATATATAGTGCAAAAAAAGACAGTTACTGAAATTAGTAAAGAATGTAATGTTTCTGCAATGACCATACAGAGATATTTAGAGCAGTTTGGGTTAATTAAAAAAAGATGAAAAAATTTATATTTGTGCCAGTAGTTAATAGATTTGATTTATTAGAAAAAGCTGTAAAAAGTATTAAACTAGATCTTTATAATGAGTATATTATATTTAATAATTCTGAAAAAGAGATACCTTTAGAAATATATAGTGGAACACAATTTAGAGTATGGCAACCTGAACGCAGAATGACATTTACTGAAACTCAAAATATGATGAGACAATACGCTATAGATAACAATTTTGATTTTTATTCTTTTATGCATAATGATGGTGAAGTACATGATGACACGGACGTCGAACTAATAAGATACGCAGAGACACTTTCAGAAAATTGGGGAGTAATTTTTACAAATTATGATGTTTTATGTGCATTTAATACAAAAGCTTGTAAAGATATTGGTCCATGGGGAGATGATCAATGGCCATTTCAACAAAATGGATATTTGCTAGATAACGATTATTATAGGAGAGTTAGATCAAAGGGTTATATTATTAAAGAAATAACTGACAGAGAAATAACTTATGTTCCAATGGAAAAAGTTGGCGGAGTTTCCCACGTAGGATCAGCAACTCTAAAAGATGCAAAAGAACAAAAGACTTGGGATTCTCAAGTGGGAAGTATATATGATCATTATGTAAAAAAATGGGGTGGAGAGCCAGGGCAAGAAAAATATATACATGCGTATAATATAGAACCAACTAAAGAAATTGAATTTCCAAATTGGTTTGATGGAATTAAAGCTAGTACAAATTTTGAAAGCATGCTTGCCGAATACAAAAATAAAGATAATTTATTATTTTTAGAAATAGGATCATTTACAGGAGATAGTGCGGTATATATGCTGGAAAACATACTTACTTCAAACTCATCTAGATTGGTTTGTGTAGATACCTGGGCTGGTAGTTTAGAGCATGCTGGAGAACTAAAAGAAAAATTTACAATGGGTGCAGTAGAGGAAAAATTTGATAAAAGAATAGAGCCATTTAAGCACAAAGTAGATAAAAATAAGGTTACTAGTCAGGAATGGCTGCTTAATAATAGATCACAATCTTTTGATTTTATATATATAGATGGAGACCATACTGCAAATACCGTATTGTCAGATGCTGTATTATCTTGGGACTTGTTAAAAGTTGGAGGCATTATGGCATTTGATGATTATGAATGGACCCATCCAGACGGAAATACTTTTGCTCCTAGGGTTGCAATTGATTCATTTTTAAATGTTTTTAATCCATATATTGAAATTTTAAATCGTGGATGGCAAATATGGATAAGGAGAGTTAAATGAAATCATTAGTAACTGGTGGTGCTGGATTTATTGGGTCCCATGTTGTAGATAGATTAATTAGTCTTGGACATGAGGTTATATGTATAGATAATGAAAGTGCTGTATCCAATGAACAATTTTATTGGAATCCCAAAGCTATTAATTATAAATATGATATTTGTGATTATGATTTAATTGAACCTTTGTTTAAAAATGTAGACTATGTATTTCACCTAGCCTCAGATGCCAGAATTCAAATTGCTATACAAAATCCAAGAAAATCTATGCACACAAATGCAGTTGGAACATTTAATGTCTTAGAAGCATCTAGAACAAATAATGTAAAGCGTGTGATATATTCTAGTACATCATCTTCATATGGAAAGAAAAATACACTGCCTAATATTGAATCTCAAAAACCAGATCCCCTAACCACCTATTCTTCGGCTAAAATATTTGGAGAAAATTTAATGAGAGTTTATTTTAATTTATATGGATTAGAAACTGTTTCTTTAAGATATTTTAATGTATATGGTGAAAGACATCCATTAAAAGGTCAGTACGCACCAGTAGTAGGATTATTCTTAAAACAATTTAAAGAGGGCCTGCCATTGACTATAGTTGGGGATGGTACTCAAAAAAGAGATTTTACGTATATTCAAGATGCGGTTGAAGCAAACATATTGGCAGCAACATCTAATAATGATTCCATATATGGAGAAACATATAATATAGGAACTGGTAAAAATATATCAATTTTAGATATTGCCAAAAACATATCAGATAATGTACAATACATAGAGCCAAGACCAGGTGAAGCAAAAGAAACTTTAGCTGATAATAGCAAAGCAAATAATGATTTTGGGTGGACACCTAAAACTAATTTATTAGATTGGATTAGCAATGCCAAAGCCAGTGTATAAAGATGTAAAACATTTTATTTATGATGATTTATATTTACATTCATTATCAGCACCATCTGGCAAACTAATACTTGATGCATGTATCGATGTTGCCCAAATGCTAATTGACAAAAATATTTCATATGGGGATTCTGCTTTAAATCCAATTAGAATATTTTCTACCACAGATGCCATAGAACAATTAAAGGTAAGAATTGATGATAAATTAAATAGAGTTAAAAACAATCAAGGATTTGCAGGAGATAATGATATAGATGATCTCATTGGTTATTTAATATTATATAAAATAGCTAAGGGATAAACATGATAGATTTGTTAAATTTTAATAAAATTGGTGACAATATACATGTTAAAAAAAATTTTATAAATAAAGAAGAAATAGATATATTATTAAATTTAGCCTATTCATTTAGTGAAGAAGAGTGGGCAGATTGTGAAACTCATTACGTAAGTAAAAATTCAGAAATTAAAGAAATAAAAGAAATATTTTTTAATAAATTAAATAGTATTGTTTTTGATGAATTAATATTAGATAAGCATTGTTATTTTCAAAAATATAAAACTAATCAAGGCATGTCAGCCCACCAAGACGATAATAAAGTGCTAAAAGAAATTGAATTATCTAAATTATATAAAGACGGCATGGAGTATAAAACAGTTAATAAGCCAGAATATGGAGTAATTTTATATTTACAAAAAACAAATGGCGGAGACATTATCTATCCAAATCAAAATATTACCTTTTCCCCAGAGCCTGGAGACCTTTTAATACATTGTGCTCAAGAAATATGCACCCATTTTGTCACAAAATTATTGGATGGGACTAGAATTATTATTCCAAGCTATATATATAAAGAGATAAAAGTTCCTGTTTAATTTGCAATTTTAGTCGACTAGGAATATAATAGCAATATATGGAAATTGAATTATCTGATCATTTTGATCGTATGAATAAAGTTGTTGCCGAACTTTTAAAGGGCAATAATCCGACCCAGATTGCCTCTCTGACGGGCTTTAAGCGATCTGATGTAGTAGAACTTATAGATGAGTGGAAAAACGTCGTATACAACGATACAGGGTCAAAGGAGAGGGCTAAGGAAGCTATCTCAGGAGCAGACCAGCATTACTCTATGCTTATTAAAGAAGCATGGAAAACAGTAGAGGATGCCGATCAAGCAGGTCAATTAAATGTAAAAGCAAATGCTCTCAAATTGATTTCAGATATTGAAACAAAAAGAATTACTATGCTTAAAGAAGTGGGGTTATTAGATAATGCGGAATTAGCCTCTCAAATAGCCGAAACAGAGCATAAGCAAGAAATACTTGTTAAAATATTAAAAGAAGTAACCGCCTCTTGTCCTAAATGTAAAATGGATGTAGCTAAAAGACTTTCTCAAATTACTGGAATAGTAGAGCCAGTTATTCTAACTGAAGAAGAACCTAATGTATTGTGAGCATGTTTATAAAGATGTAGGATCTGATGTATGCCCTATATGTAAAAGTGTTACTCATGAAACAGATTGGGATTTTCAAAATAAATTGCTTAAGTGGTGGCCAAACTCTGGAAACGCAAAATTTGTGGGCTGGTGGTCAATCTAATGTCATTTAATTTTACAGACTTAATAGATATTCTTGATGGAGAAGAATTTGAAGAAAGACCAGTTGATTTAAAGACATTTGTAACAAGCCCAAATTATCTTGGCTTACCAACACTATCTGAATATCAGTATACTTTAATTGAAAAATCATCTCAAATTTATAAAGAATCTACACTTAAAAAACTCTTTGGAGAACAAGAGGGTGAAAGAATGTTTAGACAAACAGCAAATGAGGTTATTGCTCAATTAGGTAAAGGGTCTGGAAAAGATTATTGCTCAACAATTGCAACAGCGTATATTGTATATTTATTGTTATGTCTTAAGGATCCAGCATCATATTATGGAAAACCACCTGGAGATGCAATTGATATTTTAAATATTGCTATTAATGCCCAGCAAGCAAACAATGTTTTCTTTAAGGGATTTAAAACACGTATTGAAAAATCTCCATGGTTTACTGGAAAATATACTGATAAAGCTTCTGAGATCAAATTTGATAAAGCAATTACCGTTCACTCTGGACACTCTGAACGTGAAGCGTGGGAAGGGTACAACGTTATAGTTGTTATTCTTGATGAAATATCTGGTTTCGCAACAGAAAATACTACAGGACATGATCAAGCAAAAACAGCAGATGCTATATATGAAATGTATAGAGCATCCGTAGATTCACGTTTTCCAGATTTTGGTAAAGTAATATTGCTTTCTTTTCCACGTTTTAAAAATGATCCAATTCAAAAATTTTATAGTTCAGTAATTTCAGAAAAAGAAACTATTATTAGAAGTCATAAATTTAAAATGGACACAGACTTGCCAGACGGAACTGAAGGAAATGAATTTGAAATAGAGTGGGAAGAAGATCATATTATCTCTTATGCTATTCCTAAAGTTTATGCTCTTAGAAGGCCAACATGGGAAATTAATCCAACAAGAAGTATTGATGATTTTAAAGTAGCTTTTTATAAAAATTCAATAGATGCTCTTGGAAGATTTGCATGTATGCCATCTGATGCTGTCGATGCATTTTTTAAATCAAGAGAAAAAGTAGAAACTGCTTTTAACAATACGGCATTAGCAATAGATCAATTTGGAAGATTTGAAAACTGGTTTGCCCCAGACCCAGATAAAGAATATTTTATTCACGTAGACTTAGCACAAAAACATGACCACTGTGCAGTTTCGATGTCACATGTACAAAAATGGGTAAATGTAAAAGTAACAGACACGTACTCACAACCAGCTCCAATAGTAGAAATAGATGCAGTAAGATTTTGGACGCCGACACCAGATAAATCTGTAGATTTTGCTGAAGTTCGAGACTATATCTTATCGTTAAGAACAAAGGGGTTTAAAATTAGACTTTGTACATTTGATAGATGGAATTCTCATGACATGATGCAACAATTAAAACAATATGGAATTAATACAGAAATATTATCTGTTGCTAAAAAACATTATGACGACATGGCAATGATTGTATTAGAAGAAAGACTTCGTGGTCCACATATTCCTTTACTTATTGACGAACTGCTTCAGCTTAAAATTATGAGAGACAAAGTAGATCACCCAAGAAAAGGTTCAAAAGACTTAGCAGATGCTGTTTGTGGTTCTATTTTTAATGCAATAACTGGAACTAGATTTGATTCAAACGAAGAAATAAAAATACACACTTATGAATCAATGTCTTATGATAATGATTTTAGTAAAGATAACCCAGAAGTATCTTCATTAAACATGATAAGGGCACCAAGAATGCCAGAACAATTAAAAGAAGCTATAGATAGGATGACAATAGTATGAGTATATATCAAGAAAAAGCAAAAGAATGTAAATGTTGTGGTAAGCATGTTCCGCTACCAACAGTATTAAAAGAGTATAATGGGATTATGGTATGCCCAACCACATTTGCTAATATTGTAGAATATACTAGGTTATGGAACACTCTAGGCTCAAGGCCAGCTGGCAGTATAAGGAAACATTTTTCAGAATACGTGCAACAAATAGTAGAAAGAAGCATATTAGGAGATAAAAATGCTATCTAAATTTATTGAAAACGGATATAGCGCTAGATATTTAATTGATGAAGTTTTATTAGTAGATAATTTTTTAACGCAAGAAGAAATAAATACACTAGTTAGCGTAGCAGAAAATACAACTGAAGAGGGCTGGAGAGTAGAATATTTAGAAAATTTAAAAAGATTTTGTATGACAAAATTTGGAAGAGATGATGTAGATAATTTAGTTAAAGAAGGAAAATTTGAAATTACAGATAATTGGGCAGATAAAATTATAAGTACAAACAATTTACCAGAAAGAAATTATATTACAAATAGATTAAAAACTGTATTAAAAGACCTTACAGATTTAGATGTTCCTGGATTTGGTAGCATACAAAGACAATATAAAGATGTTCCATTAAAAAGTCACGTAGATCAACACACTGATCCTTCAATTAGATATGCTTCCATTATATATTTAAATGATAATTATAATGGAGGAGAATTTTATTTTGTTAATAAAGATTTTGAAATAAAGCCAAAACCAGGATCATTATTAATATTTCCTGGAACAGAAGAGTTTGAGCATGGAGTAAGGGCACCAAAAGATGGACCTATGCGTTATGTTCTTCCTGGATTTATTCATACCAAAGATTTTTATAAGCATAATAAGTTTTAAGCTATTGACCGTTATATAAATAATATATATAATGTTATTTATAAGCAACAGTAGCTTAGTTGGTTAAAGCCCCGAACTCATAATTCGGTAATCGTAGGTTCAAGTCCTACCTGTTGCACAAGGAGATATCACATGGATCTAGAAGTCTTTGATAATAAAATTTATTATTTTAAAGATGCAATTAAAAATATAGATGATTTATTTTTTAATATTAAAAATATTAAAAATACAAATATAGAATATAGATCTAATGGAGATTTTTTTGGAATTAATCATATTTTAGACGATTACATGTATGAAGAAATAAAAAGCATTTTTTGGAAATGTTTTGCATTGTACACAGATAAAATTAACTTTGATTTATTATTAAATCCATATGTAAGAATGTATAAGCCAGGACCTGGAGTAAACCCCCATAAAGATCACTATTTTTACTCAGAAGACTCAGAAACAAAGTACCCAGAATATACTGCTATGATTTATTTTAATAATGATTACGAGGGTGGGGAATTAGAGTTTACCGATTTAAAAATTTGTTTAAAGCCACTTCCTGGCAGTCTTATAATAATGCCAGGAGATATTGTCCATGCTGTAAAAGACATTTTATCTGGAAATAGATATATGATTATGTCATTTTTTGTAGAAAAGAAAATTAATGGATAATCCAGAATACGAAAGTTTATTTGATTATTATATTTCTATTGGAGCAATAGAGCCATCTGGAATTGATGAAACTGGAGAGATGTGTTTTTTAGTAACAGAGACCGCAAAAGAGGTAGCTCCAGAATTATGGAAAGCCCATAAAGATTATGTTGATAAAACTCTTTTAGATTTATATGAAAAAGATTTAATTTCTGTAGAGTATAACGAAAATCTTGAAGCTACAATATCGCTAACAGACCAGGCTAAAAAAATAATAGAATCAAAAGGAATTATTCCACTTGAATAATATGGTATAATATACATAGGTCGCCAAACGGGACCTAATTTAACTTATTCGCTTGAAGGAGGAATAAAATGGTAACACATTTCGCATTGGATCTTTTTAAGGATCCATTTTTTATTGGTTGGGATCGCCATTTCAAAGATCTCGAAAAATTAATGAACACATCAACTAATTATCCACCGTACAATCTAAAACAGGTTGGCGAAGATTCTTATGTTATTGAAATAGCACTTGCTGGATTCAATAGAGAAGACATTACTGTAAAACAAGAAAAAAATGTTTTAACTATTACAGGAGAAAGTAAATCCGATAATACTATTGGGTATATTCATAAAGGCATTGGGGGACGTAACTTTACAAGAACATTTTCTCTTGCAGAATATGTTGAAGTAGATTATGCAACAATGCTTAACGGTCTTCTTATTGTATTTTTAACAAAAAGGGTTCCAGAAGAAGCAAAGCCAAAGGTATTTGAAATTACTGATGGTGACGGACTAGCCGAAATTTCTGCTGCCGAACAAGATGAATTACTTGAGCAAGCCGAGAAGCGAAGTCTTCTAAAACCTAAAAAGAAAAAATAGTATAATAGAAGTCTGCATCCCGTCACTGGGAAGTCGCAGATACCGTCGGGGGAGACAGCGACATTAAATAACTGGATAGACCTGAGCATGTCTGTAAAAGGCTCCTAACAATTAAGGAAGTATGTTTAATTTTCATTGGCTTGCTAGAGAAAACTATTCTGTAGAAAATTTAATTGATCTTTCAAATGATTTAGATAATGCAGGATATGATTCTGTTTTATTAACATACCATTCAAATACACCAGACTCTTTTATAAAAATTCCACACATAATTAATAAAAATCAAAAAATTAAATATATGATTGCAATAAGACCACACTCAATAAGCCCAGAATATTTAAAAATGCAATGTGATGGCTTTAAAGAAATTCAAGATAATAGATTAATTATAAATTTTGTTGCTGGTAATTTGCTAGAAGACGAAGACACACCAGTTCCAACAATAGACAGAATTACAGAAAAAATGGATCTAGACTCTAGAAGAGATCACCTTGATAAATTTTTAGAAATATTTAAAAGTTTACCAGGGGATAAGCCAGAAATAGCCATAAGTGGATCTTCCGAAAAAATACTGGTAGCTGCAGAAAAATATGCAGATGCTTTAATAATTGAATTATATCCATATATAGATAAAAATATATATAGCAAAAATATCAATAAAAAGATAGTAAATCTTATTTTATGCATAAGAGAAACTCAAGAAGAAATTGATGAAATTTTTAAAAATAAAACAATTCAGGGCTTAGATCCAGAATATTGTGGAACTAAAGATAAGGTTATGAGCAATATACTAAAACTACATGATATTGGAATAAAAGATATAATGGTATCTGCAGGATTTGGAGATCTACAAAAACATAGAATACATGATTTAGTAAAAACAATAAAGGAGATAAAGTAATGTTTGAATATAGGGTTAAACAAGTTACAAAAATAGTTGATGGAGATACAATAGATGTAGATATTGATCTTGGTTTTAATATTTCATACTCTCAAAGATTAAGATTGGCTGGAATAGACACCCCAGAATCTAGAACAACAGATAAATTAGAAAAAACTTTAGGATTAGAATCTAAAGAATATCTTAAATATAAGTTTAAAGATGCTAAAGATATAGTTGTTAAAACAGAAAAACCAGACAGTTCAGAAAAATATGGCAGAATACTAGGATGGGTTTATCTTGATGGTAATACAAAGTCTGTAAATGAACAGATGATTGAAGATGGATATGCTTGGGGATATATGGGAGAAACTAAAGTTAAAGATTTTGTTGCCTTAGCAGAGAAAAGAAAGAAGAGCGGTAAATAATGCCAATATACGAATACAGTTGTATCACTTGCGATAAGTCTTTAGAAGTTACTCGTAAGTTTGATGAAACAGAAGTTGTACCACCTTGTTCATCTTGTGGATATTCACATGATATAATTCCAATGTAACAAAAATTTTGTTGCATTGGAGAACCAATTGAGTAGAAAGTTAAAATACTTTTTAGCTAGCCTTTTTGTAACAGGTTGGCTATTTTTTATTGGACCAAGTTATGCATGGGCTACAGATCAAGGTGGACAAGAACAAGTAGTAGTAAGTCCAGCACAACAAGCAGTCAATACAGCAATCGCAACAGCTACTACAGAAGTTCAACAGGCTATTTCAGCCACAGATTCATCTACAGTGCTGGTATCAGTGGCACAAACAGAGTTGTCTCAAGCTCAAACAGCGGTAACACAAGTAACTCAAAGCATTTCAACTGCTCAAACTGCAGTTAATTTAATAGATACAGCAACAGCAACAATTAGTAATATAGATTTAACTACTACTCCTACGGATCAAAGTTCACAAATAGTTCAAGACGCTAAAACAACCATTATATCTGCTCAAACAGCAGTAGATAGTATTACTGTCACTACAGCACAAACTGAAATATCTCAAGTTACTGCAGCAAAAACTGCAGCCTCTGCAGCACAAGCAACTGCACAGACAGAATTAACTCAAGCTAATATTGCAATTGATAATGCTCAAACAGCAGTTAATAACTTACAAGCAACAATTGGAACTACAACAAACGTGCTTGCTGGAGTAGATGATGCTGGTATTCGTATGAATCTTCCATTTAATTTACAAATGGGTGGAACTTTATACAACAATGTTTACGTAGGATCAAATGCCACAATTACTTTTGGAGTAGATGAAGGTTGGGTTTACCATCAAACTCCAAATGCCCCTTCAGTTTCTATTGCTGGATGGGATTGGACTACCTGGAGTACAGGAACTGGAATAACTTATTCAACAACAGGCTCATCATTAGATATTGCTTGGGATGTTCGTCCATATCCACAACAAGATGCTTCAACACAAATGGTTCAAATCAGATTTAATGCAGATGTAAATCCAACTGATGGTGCATGGATGGCTAATGTAACTGCTACTGGTCCGATTCCAAATGGATCCAGGTTTAATTATAGAGAAACAACAAATGGGGTAGTTACACCAATTGAAGATACAAATACTGGTTCTGGTTTTTCTGGACAAATAAGTCAGGGTGCAACATTTACTCCATATGTAGATCCGAATACATCAACTGTTCAGTCAGCAGTAGATGCAGCAAATGCAATTATTACACAATTAAATCAAAGTCTCAGCCCAGTAGTTGCTCAAAATAGTTTAAACACCTCAGCAATAAATTCAATTAATACAACATCATTAACTAATTCTATAAATACGGCATTAATCACAAAAACAAATCTACAAACATCTTTAAATACAAACGCTCAAGAACTAACTACCGCTATTAATAATAATATACCAACACCAGCACCCCTATTGTCACAGCCAATAGTTGATGGTACAACCGTAACGGTATCGCCAGAGTTACCATCTGGATATGAAGCAAATACTTGGTTTTATCAAGTAATAACAGATGATCCAAATGCAGAAAATCCATATGCTGGTGGGACATATAATACAGATGGAGCACCAGACTCTATTCAGTTAACTGGTTTAACAGAAGGTGCTACATATACAATTAGAATTGCTAACTGGTCTGGTCCTGTTAGTCAATATTCAGAGGTCACCATATCTATACCACCAGAAGAAGTTGTAAGCGTTCCGTCACAACCATCTTATATAACACCAGTTGATCCAATTATTGAAGAACCAATTATTGAAGAACCAATTATTGAAGAACCAATTATTGAAGAACCAATTATTGAAGAGCCAATAATTGAAGAACCAATAATTGAAGAGCCTACTCAAGAAGAAATAACAGTTGAAGAAGCACAAGAAATTATTAGCAATTTAATTGATGAAGGTGTATTAACAGAATCAGATATAGAATCAGTAGTGGAAATGTTATCTGAAAATGGAGAAATATCTTTAGATGTTATGTCAGAGGTATCTTCTGATTTATCTGAAGGCGGATTAACAGAATCAGAAGCAGAATTAATCACAGAAATATTATCAGCAGATGGAGAAATTACTGTTGAAGAAGTAACAAATTTAGCAGAAGCGCTGGCAGAAGATGGTAAATTTACATTAGCAGAAAAAGAATTAGTTGCTGATGTTCTAGTAGAGTCAGCAGAAGGTGCACCAGTAGAAGTAGCAGACATAAAAGCAGCAGGTCTTGAGTATTCAGATCTTCCACCATTAATACCAGTAGAAGTAAGAGAAGATTTAAACGGAAATCCTGTGGTTATTACAGCAGAGGTAGCCTCAGCTTTATTGACATTAGAATCCCCAGCTGCTTTAATTGGAGCTATATCTGGTTGCTTTAACCCAGAAGAAGCTATTGAGGGATTAACAGAAGAGCAACAATGTGAAGTGTTTAAAGCATTATCAAATATTGGCGCAGATATGTCGCCACAAGAAAGACAAAAGGCCAAAGAAGTATTAGTGGCAGCAGTTTTAGTTGGTCAAGTAATTCTTGGCAGTGCAATAATGAGAATAAGGGGGTAATATGAACTGGTTGAAAAAAAGAATAATAGCTATACTTAGCGAAAACTTTACATTTCTAGGATTTTTTGTGGCCTGGGTAGTATTGGAAGGAAGCGCTAAAACCGTAGTTGGGTACGTAACTTTAGCCTCAGTAGCGGTATGGTTTTTAACAATAGGTATTAGAGAAAGAGCCGAAAAAGAAGAAGAGTAGCACCCAGAAGCCATATTTGCTATAATAGACTTATGAAAAAAGTAAAGGTGTTTTTGGCGTCTAGCCTTTTGGTATTGTCTATAAGTGGATGTGGCTATGATGGTCATTATCGATATCCATGTCAAGATCCCGCTAATTGGCAAAATGCAGAATGCAAACCACCAATCTGTACAGCTAACGGAGCGTGTCCAGAAGATCTAGCAGACACAAAGGAAATTGTAAATGGCTAAAGAAAGATTAACCCCAGCAGAATTAGATGCTCGTCTTAAATTTATTTTAGGAATTACATTAGGATCTATTTTATTTATTACTGCAGTAGGTATTATGTATGCCCTAATATTTGTTACACAACCAATTACTGGGCAATCTGAAAATGATAAAATGTTTTTTAACGTATTAGGTAGCGTTGCTACATTTATTACTGGAACATTAGCTGGTTTGTTAATTGGACAGTCAGGCGCTAAAGATATAATGTCTGCACAGATTGCTAATAAAGAAATTGATGCAAAAAATACACAGGCAGATAAAAAATTAGAAGCTGAAATTGATGAAGCAAAGGCACGTAGACTTGCTAAACCAGATGGCGCAATGCCAGCAGAGCAGCCAGTAGACACTAACTGGGATAAGGAATAATACATGCCATATAACATTAAACAAAACACTGCAGGTTGCAGAGGATTTGCAGTAGTAAATGATAAAGGTGAACTAAAAGGTTGTCATCCAAGCAAATCAAGAGCATTAGCACACCAAAGAGCGTTATATGCAGCAACTGCTAATGAATCTAAAGTTAAAAAAACAATTTTAGGAGAAGGTAAATCATGGCTGAACTAGGATCAGCAGCAAAACTTGTTGAAGTTGCTACAACTGAAATTGGAACCGTAGAGGGTCCTAAAGACAATGAAACAAAATATGGTGCATTTACTAAAGCTAATTTTCAACCATGGTGTGGTTCATTTGTCATGTGGTGTGCAAACGAAGCAGGAGTAAAAGTTCCTAATACAGTTTATACTCCAGGCGGAGCAGCAGCATTTAAAAAAGCTGGTCAATGGATAGATGGAGATATTGCAGATCCAGAACCAGGAGATATTGCGTATTTTGATTTCCCATCAGATGGTGTAGACAGAATATCACATGTAGGAATAGTTGCAGTAGACAATGGAGACGGAACAGTTTGGTGCATTGAAGGTAATACTTCTGGAGATCCTAAAGGAAGCCAAAGAAATGGCGGAGAAGTTTGCAAAAAACTTCGTGCATATAAGAAAAATAAAAAGAATATAATGGTTTCAATTGTTGGATTTGGAAGACCTAAATTTGGAGCAAGCCCTGTTAAAAAATCTGAACCTGTTGCAAAAACAACTAAAAAAGCAAAAACATGTTCAGAGTGTGGTCAAGCAATTAAGTAAATGAATACCTATAGAGTAAAATTAGAGGTAGAGGTAGAAGTAGAAGCCTTTGACGAAAATGATGCTCTAGACTATGCAAATGATATATTTGGCGTAGATGACGAAATTAAAAACGTTAAAATAATTAACGTTAAGGAGAAATAATGGCTAAAGAAGGATATAAACCAACCGCTGGAATGCAATCTGCAGCCCGCCGTGCAATTAAATTAAAAGAACAAGGAAAAGCTAAAGGCGCAGGAACAGCAGTAGGCTGGACTCGTGCAGGACAACTTGCTAGAGGAGAAACACTTAGCCTATCAACAGTTAAAAGAATGTATTCTTTCTTTTCACGTCATGAAGTAGATAAAAAAGGTAAAGACTGGGGCAATGCAGAAAATCCATCTAACGGAAAAATTATGTGGTTAGCATGGGGCGGAGACGCAGGATTCTCTTGGTCTCGTAAAATCGTAGAAAGAGAAAAAAATATGAAAAAGTCATTAACCACTAATGAATTAGTAGAAGAAATTAAAGATATCCTAGACGATGTAGTTAATCCAGTAGATACAGTAGTTGAAATTCCAGATGATGAAGAAATTTCTAAAGCATTAAGATCAGAAATAACAAAAGAACAACTTGGAATGGTTATTGAGCATCTCATGGAAGCAATTGAATCTATGATTGAAGTTCCAGAAGAAGACGATGTGGAAGAAGAATCAGAATCAGAAGATGCGCCAGAGGCAGAATTAGAAATAGAAGAAGGATCATCTGGCCCAGCTCCAATAGGAGATCCTATGAAAAATGATGTAAATTGGCCAGTAGTTAAATCTGCTGACGAAGAAGATTATGAGTCTGACAATGAAGAAGAAGATAAATGGAATAATTTACAAAAAGCATGCTGGGAAGGATACACCCAAAGAGGCATGAAAGATAAAAATGGTCGTATGGTGCCAAATTGTGTTCCAATAGAAAAAGTTAATAAATCATTATGGGATGGAAAATTTAATCCATCCTCAATAAAAAAATAATATATAAAATCAGTTGACAAGGCTTTAAGTATCCCTGTATAATAGTATATAGGGATTAGCCCTTTATATTTAAGGAAAAATGTTACATTTAAATGAACGTGGCGTAAACGTATTTATCAATAAATATAAATCATTTACCAATGAAGCATATTGGAATAATTACGATTTAATTATTTGGAAAAAAAATAACAATGGATTTTTTAATATAAAAGGAATGTTTAATAAAGCTTGGGGAATAGCAGATACAGTATCTGTAGATAACAAAGGAATGTGGGTTTTGCCCAAACAATATGTCAAATATTTTAAATGATCTTGGAGTAGATCAAGAAGATTTAGATTGGTGGCACCTTGCAGTATGCAGAGGCATGGACACTAATTTATTTTATGATAAATATGAAATTGATCCAAAAATTGCAAAAAATATTGATGAAGCTTGCTTAGCATGTCCAGTAATAGCAATGTGTTATAAATCTGGTATTGATAATAATGAATACGGAGTATGGGGTGGAGTTTATTTAAATTCTGGATCAATAGACAAATCAAGAAACTTACATAAAACAGCAGATACTTGGAAAAGATTAAAGAAAAAAAATGTTTATTGATAAAAACAAAAATCATTTTAAGCATGGAATAAATCAATGGACTGGGGAACCTAATAAGCCAGTTTTTTATACACAAGAAATGGCAAAAGCAATAAGAGGAATTACAAAGCCAGCAAACAACTTACAAATGGATATAGTAAAATATCCCGAATTTTTAGCAATAAGATTATATGAAGATAACTTTATACAATTTGAAGGTACTAAAAAAGAAATGGTAATTGATTATGTAGCAAAAGTAAAAAGGCTACTAGAATCATATGGAGTAAGATGTGAGCTGGAAGGAGTTCCTAGTGAAAGAATATTACGATAGAGTATTAATAGTTTTTATTCACGAATTAGGGCTTTATGGTTCAACAGAACAATTAGGAGCGTTTGCTTCTATGGTTAAATATACACAAGATGGAGTGGAGTATGAAGAATTGATCGACAATTCAGAATTTTCAATTATGGATGAATTAGTGTTTACTCATGTAGAAGAGGAGTATAATGGATAAGGTACTATGTTATTCTTGCAACAAATCTAAAAATAAGTTAACTTTAAAAAGATCTTCTTTATTGCCAATAAATTTATTAATGTGCGAAGGATGTATAAATTTAAAACTTGAACCAAGATGGTTAATTATAATTTCTGGAAGACAAAATGGTTCTGAATCAGTAAGAGATTTTATTCTTAAAAAAAGATATGAAGGAAGCGAAATATCCGCTTCTGAATTATTAACTTAAAACAATTAATACGGTATAATTAATGCATAATGAATCTAGATCTGAACGCTATAGTTATTGCAGTGGCTGCTGCGATATTGTCTGGCATGGGGACGGCAATTATTGCTGGTCTGAACGAAAATAAAAAAGAAAAAAATAGACAAAAAGAAAGAGAACAAGATCAATTAAAGCTAGAAGTAAAAGACCTTAAAATTGAATTGTATCAAATAGAAAAAGAATTAACTGAGTGGAAAGACAAATATTACGACGCCTTGCAAGAATTAATTTTATTAAAATCTGAGCTAGAGAATGCGCTCAGAACCCTCTCAGAAATAGAAAAAACGGAGTCTTTAGACATTTAATTTTTAATTTAGTATACTAAGACTATGACCGCAGTGGTAGCCCTTATTCATGAAAACAAAGTCCTTCTAGGAGGAGATTCTGCTGCATCTGATGATAAATCTGGATTAATATTTTCTAGAGTAGACCCAAAAGTTTTTAGAGTAGGACAATTTGGAATAGCATTTGTTGATAGTTTTAGAATGGGACAAATTCTTCAATATAGTTGGACCCCACCTGTTTATAAACCAACAGCAGGATTTAAAAATTTAGATAAATTTATGAGAACCAAATTTGTAGAATCAATTAAAGAAGCATTTAAAGAACAAGGCTATGGAAATCAAACAGCAGGTTCCACAGAAGATGGCGATGAAGGTGGAGTATTTTTAATTGCCGTACAAGGTGCTGGTAGAGTTTTTACTATGGATAGTGATTTTCATATAGGCGAAGCAGATATTCAATATATGGCAGAAGGTGCTGGGCAAGAACTAGCATTGGGTTCTTTGTTTTCTACAACATCAATTAAAACTCCACGTAAACGAGTCAGAATGGCTTTAGAGGCTGCTGCTAAATTTAATATGTCAGTAAGACCACCCTTTACAATCATAGAGGTTTAGAGTATAATTAATTATATGGACATTAATAACCTTAAACCAGAGAATTATGATAAGGCTATGGATTTAAGGGGTACACCAACCCACGTATGCCCTTGCGGATGCTTTATATGGAATGTTAAAGTAACTTTTTATGACTATGAAATTGTTCAATATTTTATAGATATGGAATGTGCAAATTGCGGAAGCTTAGCAACCGCCCCAACACCAGAGGATAGGCCATGAGAAAATCAGAAAGAATAAGATTGTTAGAATTACAAATTGTTAGAATTGAATTTGAATTAGATTTATTAAACAATATGCTTGCAACTCTATTAGATGCAAATAATTTGCCACAACCACAATTAGACGCTGGAAAATGGTATCAAAGACGTATTAAAGATTCATAATAGCTATTGACAGTATGTACTCTATTTAGTAAAATATGGAGTATGAATAAAAAACTAATAAGTGCAGTATCAGTAATATCATTATTATCTACTTTATTTCTTGCTGTAGAGGCTAAGGCGGAACAACAAGCCCCTACAGTAGCCATCTTAGACACAGCACTAGATACTTCATTACCAATTTTTAAAGATAAGATTGCATATGAAGTTTGTGTATTAGAATGGGCCTCATGTCCAAATGGACAAAAATTTATGGAAGGAACTGGCGCTGCAGTTCTGCCCTCTAACATAATTTCTGTAAATGGTTTTGATCATGGAACTCAAATGGCCTCAGTTGCTGTTAGAACTAATCCTAATATTAAAATTGTATTTATTAGAATTATTGGAAATACACCTAGCGGATTAAGACAATCTACTGGAGAAGGTGGTGTGGCTTTAGCATTAAAATGGGTATTAGAAAATAAAGCAAAATTTAATATTCAAGCAGTTGCAATGTCACAAGCTAATCATGCCATATTATCTACAGCATCAGATTATTGTCCAACAACAACAATGTTACGTAGTATGATATCTTCTTTGCTTGCCGTAGAAGTTCCAACATTCTTTGCAGCAGGAAACATGAGAGATCTTGCAAGACTATCATGGCCAGCATGTATTAATGACTCCATTTCAATTGGAATGGCTGATCAATATGAACAAATAGATAACTATTCTAATTTTGATAAAGATAGATTAGATTATTATGCTATTGGAAATATGCAGGTCATGATTCCAGGAGGTCAAATAAAAAATGCGACTGGATCGTCTATCTCCACACAAGTGGCTGCTGCAACATGGGTTTCTATAAAAGCATCAAAACCAGGAATTCCATATAATGAAATTATTAATACACTTAACCTAATTTCAAAACCTATTAAGGGTGCAAGAGGGCAATATGGAAAACTTATTCCATCATCTCAATCCCCGATATCTGCCCAAACTCCAACAACAAGTTCTGCGCCAGTAATACCAGCACCTGTAACAAAAACTGCAGAGCAGATTGCTGCAGAAAAAAAGGCTGCTATAATATCTGAAGCAAATAAAGCAATTGCTGCTGCAGAGGCTCAATATCAAGCAGAGGTTAAGGCTGCTGCTGATAAACTTGCTGCAATTAAATTAGAATGGGCTAAAAAAGTAAATGGCTAATATAACAGTATTAGAAGAAATTATAAAAGAAGTTTCTGCAGAGTTGTACCAGAAATGGTACAACTCTGTTCCAGAATCAGATAAAAATGAAGAAGCTTCACAGGCAATGGCAAAAAATGCTGGAGAAACAACATTTTTTGTTATTCAGTCATTTATGAATAAATTTAATGCAGCAGCAGAGGAATTAAAAGATAAATAATGCTAGAAATTAATGATCAAGATTTTGATAAAATATTAACCCTACATAATATTTTGGTCGTTGATTTTTGGGCTACATGGTGTAGACCATGCAAAATGTTTTCACCTATTTTAGAAGAAATTGCTAAAGAAAATAGTATTTGGATTGCTAAAATAGATATAGATCAAAATCCTATTCAAGCTTCAAAATATAATATAACTTCTGTACCCACAACAATTATATTTGAAAAAGGTAAAGAGGTTAAAAGAATACTTGGGGCAAAACCTAAACATCAAATGATTGAGGAATTAAAACAATGGCTATAGAATTTTTAGATGTTCAATCTTGGTATGAATATGGCCGTGAAAAAAATTGGGTATCAGAAGTATTTTGTGATACTCATGAAGGGCCACCCTTAACAGATGAAGAAATGAAAGACTGGGAAGATGGTGGAGATCCTTGTAGTTTTCACATAAAACTTTGGGATCAATAAGCACAACAAACTGCTTAGTTAAACGTTTACATATATGGGAGTACACCCAAAATAGAATTCCATTTTGCAAAAAAATGGATAAAAAGGAGAAATAAAAAAATATGAAGTCATTAAAAAAGATTGCCGTTGCTTCGGCTGCAGCCCTAGCACTACTAGGCATTCAATCAATTAATGCATCAGCAGCACCACTTGTAGTAACCGTTGCTGGTTCAGCAAATGCTACAACATCTACAGCGCCTGCGACTGCGAACGTTCCAGCCGACAACACAGTAGATTCAGCAGATGCAGTTGCTCTTGCAGCAACAGCGGATACTGGAACTGTAGTTACATTTACAGCAACAGGTGGCGTTAAGCTAGTTACAGCTTTAAGCGCAACAAATGCAGTAGTTAATGCTTCTGCAGGTTCAACATCATATTCAGTAACATCAGCAGGTTCTGCAGTTACTGTTTATGCTTTTACAACATCTACAGCAACAGGTTCAGTTACTATTGTAAATGGATCTTATTCAACAGTTGTTTATGTTAAAGGAATTGCTGGCTCTGTATCAAATGTTGGAGTATCAGTACCAACTGCAGTAGCAGTAGGAACTATTCCATCAATTACAGTAAACACAACAGACGTATTTGGAAATGCAGTTTCTGATACTGTGACAGCAACACTAATTGGTGGAACTTGGGCAGACGGCTCAATTTCTAAGCAAATTGTAACATCTACTGCAGCTCAAGTTGCAGCAGATTCAACCCTAGTGCTAGGATCTAAAAAAGAAAACCTAGCAGTAGCAGTAGTTGGAACTGTT